TTATGCCGTTATAATATTCATCCTGCTTCAGCAAAACGCCGCGCGTAAATTGCTCTTCGCTTTCGCGATACGATAGTTCGCCTTTAGTGTAGCAGAGATGAAGGATCTCTCGATGAAAGATATCAAGGCCATGCTCTTCAAGCAGCAGCTTAATATTTTCGCTTGATCCACAGTATTTTTTCCAATCGGACTCTGGGTATGAAACGCGTTTACGCTTATTTCCTTTTAGTGGTGGTCGCGAAACTTTGCGAAAGAACCGCTTTTGTCCGATGTACTTTTTGTTATTCTGAAGATTAGTGACGCAATATACAAACCCTACAGCATCGCCAATCATCTCACTAGTAAACTCTTTGCCATCATATATCCATTCATTCATATAGTTATTTATACCTTGTCGTGATAGCCACGCTTAAGTATCACTATATCTCTTTGACCAAACTGAATACAATTCTTGCGAATATGTGGATTCCAATCTCGCCAATATGAATGATGGCCGAAACGAAAATGGCATTCACGGCAAAGAGTGATAAGATTATCTGGATCGAATCTAAGTTCTGTTACCATTGCCCATGGTTGGATATGATGAACTTCTAATTGTTTGATTCGACCACAACATTGACAAAAGGCCTCGGTAAGTAGGTGACTCTTCCTGACCTTACGCCAGTCGCCACCTCTTACCGAGGCCTTCAATTTATCTTGTATAGTCGTTATCACATGACTATTTATTCATCATCGTCGTCATTAGTCTTCTCCCTAACAAGGAATGAATCCAAGAAGGGTTTCCACTGAGGCTTCATATCGATATGAGCAGTCATTTGATTCATATGCAAAAACCACGAAGGCTTCTTAGGTTCAAACAACAATCTCATTCCTGCTTCTTCAGGTGTACGGTCAGCCTTGAAATGATTGCAGGGCTTGCATGCAGAAATTGTATTCTGCCATGACTTTGGTCCACCGAATGATTTCGGATTGATGTGATCAACCGTCAATTCCTTTTTGGTGAATGTTTGGCCGCAGTAACCACAACGATATCCATCGCGCACAAATAAGCTTTCACGCGAAAACTTTACTTGGTTCTTTGGAAGACGATCGAACTGGGTTAGAATTACAACCTGTGGTACAGCTATACGATTATTAACCGTATGGATGATGTGCTGAGTAGGGCTCTGCTCAATCTTAAGAGAAGCGTCTAGCCAACTTTTGAAGTTATATTGAATATAGTTTTGATCCACTACGTGGCATTTGTCCTGCATCAGCAGCGACATAGTACGCTTCCAATTGATAACATGTATAGGCATGAAAACCTTGTTTAAAACTAGTGCGTCTCTTTTCATAATATTACTTTCAATTTGGAGGATGCAGTGAGAATCCAACTCACACAATCACGGTTTGCAGCCGTGCGCCTTTAGCATTCAGCCATACACCCATTAAACTACTTTGATCTATATTAACATATTTAGGTGTAATTGTACACCATTAGTTTTGCTGCCCAAGGTGAAAGCTCTCACCTTAGGACTTTAAATAGGTCAACCTTTAAGTCGCATTATTGGAATTGCTTCTTCACATATTACATATATCGGAGACTCATACGTCCAATTTGACGTCTCCTATTATGCGTATACCGATTGAATGTGTAAATTGGTGCGGATGGTGAGAATCGAACTCACAAATAATTCACCAAGGTTTGAGCTTGGCCGCTTTGCCAGATTGCGTACATCCGCATTTTGAAATGGTTGCTTCACCGGGATTCGCACCCAGACAAAGAGCTTCAAAGACTCCTGTGCTGCTATTACACTATGAAGCAATAAAATGGTACCAGTGGAGGGAATCGAACCCACAAACATATCACCTGCTTCTAAGGCAGGCCGCTTTGCCAGATTGCGTACACTGGTATTAAAATGTGTTTAGTAGTGAACTTTACAACGCGAGAATTTATTGCTTCGCTCCACAATCGCTATATCAAGCAATTACTTCTGTTAGCATCAACCATCCTCGTAGATGTGATATCATCTATCTTCAACGTATTTCACAGTGTGATACCATGACTAAACATAAATGGTGTGGATAGGGAGACTTGAACTCCCACGCCTTTCAGCACAACGTTCTCGACGTTGCATGTCTGCCATTTCATCATATCCACATAAAAGGTTTCGGCCCTTTGGAGATTTGAGCATTATCTATATTCTTGCTACTTATGCGCTGGGAATATTGCTTAGACAAGAGGCTTTCCTCATTGGCCTTGACACTCGTCAGTGCCCATTATTGGTGCGGATGGCGAGACTCGAACTCGCAAATAAATCACCAAGGTTTAAGCTTGGCCGCTTTGCCAGATTGCGTACATCCGCATGAATTGACACTAAAAGGATTCGAACCTTCATCTCTCTTACTTTAATCGATGGTGCGATAGGCGGGGTACGATCCCGCAACCTCCACGTTGGCAACGTGGTATTCTCCCAGTTGAATTACTATCGCATAAACTGGAGCCGACAGACAGACTTGAACTGACATCATCTGATTACGAAACAGATATTCTTCCTTTGAACTATATCGGCGAAATTGGTGCACCGGCAGGGACTCGAACCCTGATCTCACGCATTAAAAGTGCGTTGCTAAGCCAATTTAGCTACCGATGCATTTTAAATTGGTACCTCTGTTCGGTAACGATCCGAATTCTCCGGGGTAAAGGCCCGGTCATCATCCATATAATGTTTCAGAGGCATTGTAAAGTGGAGCCGACACTGAGACTTAAACTCAGTTCCCATCCGTACCAAGGATGAATTCTAATCAGTTGAACTATGTCGGCATTAAAAAAAATGGTTGGCCTGAGTGGATTTGAACCACTAACCTGCTGAGTCAGAGTCAGCCGCACCGCCAATTGTGCTACAGGCCAATAAGATGGTCCCTAAGGAGAATTTCGAAATCTCGACATTTCGGATATGAACCGAACGCTCTGCCTCTGAGCTACCTAGGGATGAATGGCGGAAGTAAGAGGTATCGAACCCCAACCGCTTTTACACGGTCCAACTGTTTAGCAAACAGCGCCCATCACCATCAGGGATTTACTTCCAAAAATTGGCTCGCGAGGCTGGATTCGAACCAGCGACAACTTGCTTAACAGGCAAACGCTCTACCACTGAACTACACGCGAATTAAATTGGAGCCGCCACACAGACTCGAACTGTGATCACTGGAGTACAAAACCAGGGCTCTAAGCCTTTGAGCTATAGCGGCAATAAATTGGTACTCCTACTAGGACTCGAACCTAGACTAAAAGCTTAGAAGGCTCTTGTGCTATTCCCTTACACCATAAGAGTATTAAAATTGGTGGCACAGGTGGGGAATGATCCCACGACCGGCAGGGTTTCAATCTGCTACTCTACCAACTGAGTTACTGTACCATGAAATTGGTGGCGAAGGTAGGAATTGCACTTACAAGTCCGAAGAGGGTGATTTACAATCACTTGAGCCCACTACCTGCTCAACTCCGCCGTGTTAAATTGGTGGGAAATGGTGGTAACGCACCACTTGTCTACTTCCGTTCTGTTTTTCGACGTTGGTTTTACAGACCAATGAACGGTACATCTCCCAAATAAAAATATGGGCCCTTATTACGGGTTTTCGACCGCGCGAGGGGCTAACGCCATGCTATTTGTTTTTGAAAGAGGTTCACCATAAACGCTCAACAATTACCTAGGATGTTAAGCTTTCTCTGCTGACGTATCTTGCGATTGGATAGCTAATCCGGTGCGGCGAGAGTCGATTTAAGGACGTTTGCCAGACAAAACTAGAAACTGACCACAGACTGGTGAATCTTTCAAAATGGTAGGACAGTTCAGAATCGAACTGAAATTATTTCTCGGTGTAAACGAGGTGCCATAACCATTAGGCGACTGTCCCTACATAAATTTTCCACGAAGACCATCTCGTTTGCGGCCTTTCGTGTGATGTTGTGTATTTTCGTATCTCTTAATCAATGCTTCTTTTACATTTTTTACATGCTCAAGTGTTTTTGGTGTGCCCTTAAGCGCGTTTTTTACAATTGCTCTTCGACAATTCTCTGAACAAGACATACGATCCAAGCTAATTGATTTACCACAGTTTTTACAAAGGCCAGAACCCCTTTTATTCCAAGCGCTTCTGCCTTTCACCCACCCTTTCGGAATAATGGTATCATTAGAAATTCGGCTATTCTCTTTAAGCTCGATATTAGAAATCCACATTGTTCCAAACGAGCCATTAAATTTACCAACGCGCTTCTTACCATTAGCGCGCCATGTATCTAAGCACATTTTTCGAACCGCTTCATACATGCGGGAATTGCGAATATGAGGAATACCACGTTCTTCACATCTCATTGCCATCATATGACAAGCATGGGCCATCTGTTTATTTTTATATATTCTAAATAAAAGTAGATGAGCAATCCAATGTTCACGACCTGTTAAAATTACTATATTAGTTAAAGAATAATCACCACCCATTGATTTGGGTAATATGTGATGCCGCTCGGTATAGCCTATGGCCGGGTGCTGAAGACGTGTATTGATTAGTGAATCGTAAATATATTTGTAGTTCATAAGGTTATTTATATATTTGCGAACTTTCAAACCCCCACAATCTGCGTGTAAAACAGAGGTTCTAGACCTTTGAACTAACAGGGCATTAAAATTGGCGGATGGAGTGAGACTCGAACTCACACGTGTTTTACCACTAACTGTTTTCAAGACAGCAGCCCGTAGACCGACTTGGCTTATCCATCCATAAAAAATTGTTCGGTGTCCTACCGTTAGACGACCACCCCGCAGTGGAGTAAGCAGGACTCGAACCTGCATTTCCGAACGTTCATTGGTCAGGGATGTGGGATTCGAACCCACGAGGCATACACGCTTAGTATACCTATCCGGTTCCAAGCCGGACGAAGATAACCAGACTCTTCCAATCCCTGTAAATTGGTGCCCTCTGAGAGAATCAAACTCCCATCATTCGGTTCGTAGCCGAGTATTCTATTCGTTGAAATAAGAGGGCATCTTATAAATTGGCACCTAGGGTAGGAGTCGAACCTACAGTTGACTTTCGTCGACGGGTTAACAGCCCGCTGCAATACCATTCTGCTCACCTAGGTATTAAAATTGGCGCCCCATAGGAGTATCGATCTCCTTCTGCTACCGTGACAGGGTAGTGTGCTTCCATTACACCAATGGGGCTTGTAAATTGGTGCGGCAACTGAGTAACGCTCTCAGAACTAATGGGTGGAAGCCATTCGTGTATCTATTAACACCTCTGCCGCTCGAAAAATGAGAGAGGATCCTTACCATCACTATTCTAAATTTGTGATGATCATTTAATTTCCGGATAGGAGAAGTCTTTAGAAACCTCTACGTCCTTGCCCTACTCTGAAACCCCTCGTAACAGAATCAACAGGCAATATTGGGTTGACCAACGGAAATCGAATCCGTATCCCCGCATTCACAGTGCAGTGCTTTTGCCGTTAAGCTATGGCCAAATTGTAAAAATTGGTGCCCCCATCGGGCTTCGAACCCGAATCGCCGGATTGAGAGTCCAGTATTCTATACCGTTTAAACTATGGGGACGATAAATTGGTGCCTCCTGTAAAACTCGAACTTACAACGTCAGGTTCGTAGCCTGATGTGATATCCGTTTCACCAAAGAAGCAATACCGTATTAAAACTTTATCTTACGGCCGATAAGCCAGCCCTCAGGCACCAGCATATCTTTTGGAACTCGTTTTGAGACCTTTTCATATGGGTTGTAAATCCACTTGGTCCCAAATTGGGAATTCCGACTGCCCAATTGACTAATTTTATTAGCCGACCCGATTCTTTTCTTAGCATCTTCTGAATGAGTTTTGCCAAGAAATGCTCGAGTATTCTTACGCTTTAAGAAATCTGGATCATCTTCAATTTTTAGTTTCAAACCCGTAACCCCTTGAATTGCGAGAATACTTCGCCAATTAGGACCATACTTCGCCTTTAATTTTTCATCTGCAGCGATCCGGCCTTTACGGGCAACTTCAACGTTGGAAAATCCATTGAGATTGTTTTTATTGATTAAATCCCAACCTCCAGAACCACCAACCTTTAGGTTATATGTGTTTTCTTCAGTTAAGAAATCTTCATTAACGATCTCAGCTTCTTTAGCATACATGTCTTCAGGGTTGTCGTAAACGAACAAAATCTCTTTGGTAAAGTTTTCAATACCATTCTTCTTTTGAGCTCGTTTTAGATACTTACCTGAACCCATATAATTGTCATTCGGATCAATGGTCTTATGGCTTCCAATATAGAACTTGCCATTGATCCGATTCGTTATCTTGTATATCGTATAGAACATAGAATTACTCCATGTTCTTATTTATACAAGTTCGAGTCTTGACTAGACTCTGAAAGTAGCGGAGGTTGGAATCGAACCAACGTCACTGGGGTTATGAGCCGCAGCGGGGAACCAGCACCCCACTCTGCAAATTGGTACCCCTGAGCGGTTTCGATCCGCCTCCCTTTGGGTGAAAACCAAAGATCCTAGCCAGTAGACGACAGGGGCATTAAAAATTGTTGGTGGACGATGCCGAACTCGAATCGGCATCCTCTGAGTGCAGGTCAGAGATTCTAGCCTTTGAACTAATCGCCCTTAAAATGAAAATATAATGATCTATGTTTTAGCTGTTGATCACGGTCTACAACCATATCAACAAATTTCGAAAATGATAATGTTGATAAGCAAAATTCAGCTTTAAGCTGAGAAATATACTTTGCGAACTTTGAACAACTTCTATGCAATTGGTACGAGGAGAGGGCCTTGAACCCCCATATCAACTGGTTATAAGCCAGCCGGCTTCACCGATTTGCCTATCCTCGCATTAAAATGGTCCGCGATGGTGGTAACGCACCACCTTTCCCTGTGTATCAGACAGGAGTAATAACTTTTATACTAATCGCGGATAAATTGGCAGGTCCACCCAGATTCGAACTGAGACAATGAGTTTTGGAGACTCTCGTGCTACGCATTACACTATGAACCTAACGTAAAAATGGTACCCCCGTTCGGTAACGATCCGAATTCTTCCGGTTAAGAGCCGGAACATCATCCATATAATGTTTCGGGGGCAACTTGAAAAAAGGACACTCGCATTTTTGATAACAAGGTTGTAGAGTGTCAGCTCTCTATCCTTGGATTTTTTCCAATTTTCAAAACTATATTCAATTGTCAATGATCGATAACAAAAAAGCCTCTTGGCTTTTCAGCTAAGAGGCAAACATAAACGAGCTATGTATGCGTCTTAACCGACACCCTCATCAGGTGTAATTTCGGCATTATGTTTCCATTGTGTGGAACATGTCCCTGCCAGGGGATTACTAAATCTATATAACTTCTTTATCATTCTACTCTTATTTATACAACTTACTGCCTTCAATCTCAAATTATTTTCAATTATTTTCAAACTCTGGTAATACTATACCACAATGTCCGTGGATTGTACACCGTTATTTTTCAATAACCGCTGCTTTCAGGTTGCTATCCCTTTAGCATCTAGATCTAGTATAACACAATGGCCATGGCATGTACACCATTATTTTCAGTTTTCGGTAACTTTTTTGCTAAGTTGGCCATTATCAGGTACTTAGGGCTAAAAATAGTTTCCCGTACCGCGCGCGCGCCTATATATTAAGATCGCACACGCCGCCTGCACATGCCTGAGAGCCCATTTCATCTGCCTTTATTAAAAAGCTCTCTTCCACGAGGTTCACCCAATCTACAGTTTTATATGTGCGTGATAGGTCACACCATAGTTTCCAGTTAGAAACATCCTTGAGGCAATACGTCATTTGACGAAGATCGCCATTGAAATAGCGATCAGCAAACTGCCGGCCCCGGCGGATCCAATCCATTTTTGCCGTGCGGGAATGTATAAAATCGTTTGATGGACAATCATAAGCGTCTATTGGTTCAAATTCTGTGTTTTCGCCAACACCTAATAATGTATCACACGCACGATATAGATTCTTGAAAGCCGCTAGGCCATCAACAATCATTCCAGATGCAAACATTGAAGCATCTCCATACATTTTGACTAGTTCTAAAGGTGAGTATACAGCACAGAATGGCGCTTGGTCGTAGTCCTTATCACCTGCGAACGACAATAGGGAAATACCAGCAAAGCTTTTACGGTTACGATAAATGTAGCTTTCGACAGCATCCCATTCATTATCCTGAAGTGTGATAGTGTTAGAGACGTTATTCCGTACAAAGTCTCTAACGCATAATTCCTTTGTTGTGCCTTCTTCGACCCAATTCATTTGAGTCAGTTTAACATGCTCAAGCAAATCAATAGCAGACATCTTATTCTTAACCTTAGCGCCATCTGGCACCTCGCACAAGAAGGTGATGACTTCATCGGTATCGTTAGCGCTCCATACACTATCTTCAACAGCATCAATATTTACGGATTTGAAATGTTGTGCAGGAAACTCTAGTTTATTAGCTTGAACTCTACGCATATATCGTTTGGCGTGATGAGGATGAATTCCAGAAGCAGTTCCCAATATGCAGCTTGCGCTTCCGCTCGGTTTGACGCATGTGCAGCGTGCGGCGGGATTGATGCCTATAAGATTTGCTGTAATCCGATTCCACTTCTTGACGACTCTCGCGCCTTTTCGCTGAATACGTTCATCAAACAATACTTCAGGATTATCCATCATACCTGTAATAGAAACACCAAGCAGAGCTTCGCGGCGGGTGATCTTTTCTGTTATTTCACCAAGATATGGGAAGTCTGTATATCCTGCCTGAAGTGTACCCAGAATTGCGGCGGCCTTGCACGCATCATAAAACTTTTCTTCATCAGAAGCCTTCTTCCCATTAATCTCTGTAAGGTTGCAAAACTGAAAGCCTGATTCTTCAGATCCATCATCATTATACCAAATGGGCCACATCCCGATTTCAACGCAGTTGTGTACAAGCATTCCATTTGCAAAAAAGTTATGATTACTTTCTACAGTAATATCATATACATCTTCATTGCGTTCAATTGAGAGTCTTTTAACTTTGGACACGTCTTACCTCTTTCCATTTCTGTAATTCTTTTTCATAAGTTGATCTTTCTTCAATAAATTTACAAATTGACTTTCCTTTAATAATGCAAACTTCAACATCAGTAATTTCACTGAGGATAATGGCTTTATCTGAGTTATTATCCCAATATCCTTTAATCTCAACAATTTTTAACAAATTCCAGTTATCGTCATATAGAAAAAAATCCGGACGATAGATTCGGCCATCTGGCATTACGTAATGCGTAACTTCAATTTTCCAATTTTGTTTAGTACGGTTGAGCCACTTCGCAAAGATGAATTCGTATGTTGATCTTAACCAAACATCATTATTTGTTGTGCTATTATAAAAATACCCCTGAACACCTCGGGCGTTGTACTTTTTAATTTTACGTCTAATATCTGGATTAAACCATCCACTATGCGTTTTCCATTCACTAATTGCTTTATCAGATCTTCTTTTTCGTAGAGCGTCAGTTACAACGGACTGTCCTTTGCGAAGTGGAATTTGATATAGATTCATCACTTGGCGCATTAACATATATGACGTGTTCAATTCCTTAGCAATGACCTTTAGACCTTCTTTGTCTATTAGGTATCTTTTATTTAGCAAATCATACAATTCTTGACCTGTGGGTGAAAGCATTCTTTCATATCTGAAGTTTTGGCGCTCGTTCTGAGTAAAATTACACCAAAAGGGATGGCACGAATCATATTTTCCATATAATCTATAAAATAACATTTGTGAATCCATGTTATTATTTATAAATCATAGAATTTCAACATCATCGTCTTCTGTCAAATCTTTTGCTTCAACATATCCTCTATTAGTTGTCCATATCTTATGATCGGGCGTGCATTTAAGAAACTGACCATTGCATAATTCAATTTTAACTATTTCCGCGTCAGCACGAGTCATCGCAGCATTAGTAATCGTTTTCCATTCACGAACGTTAGTCTCAATATTCATACTTAATGCTTCTAGCGTAACCTTCTTCGATATAAACAAACTAAC